TCTACACGCGCTGGAACTTTGAAACTATCTGAGGATTCACGCGGTCTACTTGCTCAGGCTGAATTGCCAGACACTAGCGCAGGGCGCGATCTATCGGTTCTTATGAAGCGTGGCGATGTTTCGTCAATGTCGTTTGGTTTTAGCGTTCCACCAAAGGGTGATGCTTGGTCAAGCGATGGCGCAACCCGTGAACTGCATCAGGTTCGTTTGCACGAAGTTTCTATCGTGACTGGATTCCCAGCCTATGAAGCAACAACTGCAAGCGTTCGTTCGTTAGACATTTTGGCAGAACGTACCGCCGTTGATGTTGATGCTTTAAGCGATGCGATCTTAAAGCTAGAAGCCGGGGAAACTCTAGATGCTAACCACGCTGACTTGATTAGTGAAGTAGTGCAGAAGTTACGCGCTGATCAACCAAGCGAAGTAGACATGCTAGAGATCAAGCGCAAGCAACTTGATTTAATGCTAAAAGCGTTCTAATCTAAATTCAAAGAACAGGCTCAGATGTGGGGAAGCATCTGGGTCTGTTTTTATTTGTGCCATAATTAGATAAGCATTGTGCGGAGCCGCCGTTGCTGCAACTGTCGTGGAGCCACGCAGAAACCGTAAGACCAATCCAATCAAACACTTTAGGAGTTCACATGTCTGACTACATTCGTCAGCAAGCAGAAGCTCGTGCAAAGGCTTGGGAAGAAGCAAAGGCTCTTCTTGACTCAGCAGCAGCTGAAAAGCGCGATCTATCCGCAGAAGAAAACCAAACCTATGACCGCATCATGGCTGACCTTGATTCACGTTCACAGGTAATGGAAACCATGAAGGCACAAGCAGATCGCGAAGAACGCGCTGCTGAAGCCATGAAGGGTTTCGAAGCACAAGTTAAGCCAGCCGTTGTATCTGTTCCAGAAATCAACGAAGCTGAACTAATCCGTTCCCTTGCTCGTGGTGAGATTCGTTCCCACTCGTTCGAGAAGCGCGATGTAACCAAGGGCAGCACTGGTGCTCCCGTACCTACATCATTTTATGATCAAGTAATCCTCTTGGCACGCCATGTGGGTCCATTACTTGAAACTTCAACTATCATCAATACTGCTGGTGGCGAAAACCTTCAGATTCCATCACTATCTGCCTACTCAACTGGCACTGTGACTTCTGAAGCCGGCACAATCGGTGAAAGTGATCCGACCTTCAATGCGTTCAAGACACTTGGTGCATACAAGTATTCATTCCTAACTCAGATCAGCCGTGAAATGGTTGAAGATGCAGGCGTGGACATTCTTGGATTCCTTGCAACTCAGACAGGTAACGCACTTGGCTATGCAGTCAATGGCGCACTAACAACTGGAACAGGAACAGTACAGCCAACAGGCATCGTAACTGCTGCTGGTTCAGGCATTACTGGTGGAACTGGCGTAACAGGCGCATTCACTGCTGACAACCTAATTGACTTGGTTTACAGCGTTGATACCGCAGGTCGCACCCTACCGGGTACAGGTTGGCAGATGAACGCTCAGGCTATTGCAGCTGTGCGTAAGCTAAAGGATTCAGCAGGACAGTACTTGTTCAGCCCATCCCTATCTGCTGATGCTCGTGATCTATTGCTTGGTTACCCAATCTTTGAAAACCCAGCAATGGCAGCTCCAGCAACAAGCGCGAAGTCAGTAATCTTTGGTCACTTGCCAAGTTACTTTGCTCGCACCGTTGGTGGATTACGCCTAGATCGTTCGGATGACTATGCCTTCCAAAACGATTTAATTACGTTCAGAGCGACCCTTCGGGTTGACGGCAACCTCATCCAGACTTCACATGTGAAGTACTTTGCAGGTGCAGCTTCCTAATAAGGAAACCCCAAAACGTGGAACCCCACCGAGAGCGCAGGCTTGGTGGGGTTCTGCTTTTATTTGACCACGTTTTAATGTAAGGTTCAAAGCACCTGCGAATAAAGGATTACCCTGTGTCAAAACCCTTAGCAATCGGTTGGAACAGTAATGCGCCTTGGGCTGCTACTGGTTACGGAACTCAAACCGCGCAAGTAACTCAGCGAATTAAAGAACTGGGTCACGATGTAGCGATCTTTAATAACTACGGTTTAGAGGGAAGCAATACAGACTGGAACGGGATGCCCGTTTATCAGCGTGGCGCAGACCTGTATTCAAATGACGTAGTACCTGCACACATGCACGACTGGACTTCACGCCACCCTAAGCAGGGTCACATCCTTTTTACTCTCTATGACGTATGGGTATTCAAAGGCCCTAGATGGGCTGACTGGAATGTTGCTAGCTGGGTTCCAGTTGATCACATCCCTGCACCACCAGAAGTAACTAAGTGGTTGCGCCAAGACTTTGTAACTCCTATTGCCATGAGCCAGTACGGGCAGACAATGATTGAGAACGTAGGCATTGAGTCCCTTTATGTGCCACACGGTATCGAGTCAGTCTTTAAGCCAATGAAACGCCATAAGGGAACTACTGGCAGAGATTACATAGGGATTGGTGAGGACAAGTTTGTTGTTGGCATGAACGCAGCCAATAAAGGCGTAAGTCCTAACCGCAAGGCATTTGGTGAGAACATTCTTGCGTTCTCTATGTTTGCCCAGAAACACGATGACGTAGTTCTTTATCTGCACACAGACCAGATGGGCGCACTAGGTGGAATCAAGCTCTTGCAGTTGCTTCAATCCTGTGGAGTACCAGAGGACAAGTTTGCGTTTGTTGATCCTTACGTTTATCGCACCGGGATTGACCAGCAGACTCTAGCCACGATCTATACGGCGATGGATGTTCTGCTTGCTACTTCATACGGTGAGGGCTTTGGTATTCCTACTGTGGAAGCGCAAGCCTGTGGCACACCTGTAATCATTAGCGACTTTGCAGCTTCAACCGAGCTACTAGGTGACGGCTGGTTAATTGACGGGCAACCGCTATGGGATGCACCTCAGTCCTCTTGGTTCCACATGCCAAGCGTTCCTGCAATTGTGGATGCTCTAGAGCAGTCTTATCAGCGTGGTCGTAGCAGATCAGAAAAGGCACAAGAGTTTGCTAAGGCGTATAACGCAGATACTGTGTTTGAGAAGCATTGGAAGCCAGCCCTAGCCGTGTTAGACACTAAAGCCTACGAACGACTATAAGCATGAAAATAGGCTGGTACACGCATCACATAGAGAATGACCCTAACGTGGCTGAGAATGGCTCTGTGAGTCCCACAGGGCTATTCACGGGGCAGTTCGCAGGTGGGGCAGAAATGTCAGACTACGAATACCGCTTGCAAGCACCTCTAGGTTACGAGATCGAAATTGTCACCCCATACACATTCGATACACATGACATACACCAATTCGATTCAGTCATAGTCACAGGCACAGATGCATTTACAGATGCTCAGTTATACAGACTTGCAGAGTATGACCCGTTCGTATTTGTGCATCACTTGCAAACACCACGCGCCGGGCTTAACGCTTTGATTCGTGGCTCTCGCTTATTCGTAACTCATACCCCGGCACACATGCGCAAGGAGTTATCTTGGACAAAGCCACGCAAGACAGCGCAAGTTCTAAGCTACTTTGACACCAGCAAATGTCACGATCACATGGACAAGCAACCTTACGCATTATGGGCTGCTAGGAGTCATCCGTTAAAAGGTCAGTTACGCGCTCATGCTTGGGCAGCTCAGGCAGGTTATGAGTTCAAGGCTCTTAGTAACGTACCGCGTGAACAAGTCCTAGATGCAATGGCAAGAGTGGAATGGTTTGTGCATTTGCCGTTAGCCTTTGAGTCAGAATGCAGGGCAGTTATGGAAGCGGTGCTTTCAGGTTGCAGGATTCACACTAACGAAAACGTAGGAATTACTAGCGTTGAAGATTGGCACGATGCAGATGCACTGCGCCACATGGTAGATAAGGCAGGCGATACATTTTGGAAACTGGTGCAGCAATGAGAATGCTTACAATCATTCCGACAAGAGGGCGCAACGATAACGCCATTAGATTATTTGAAGCTATCAACGCAACGGCAGACTTTACAGAAGTTGTCTTTGCCATAGATGCTGATGATGTTAAAACCTACAATGGCTTGATGGCAGAAACTGCTGGCTTGAATAACGTCAAGGTTTGCATCGCTGACCGTATGGGAATGAACGGAACTCTTAACCACTGGGCTTTGTGGTTTGCACCTGACTATGACTACATCTGTTTCATGGGTGATGATCACCTACCGCGCACAGGTGGATGGGATACAAAACTTGCAGAAGCTATTGGCACAGAACCCGGCATTGCCTACGGTAACGATTTACTGCAAGGCGAGAACTTGCCAACTGCCGTAGTCATGTCTAGCAAGATCATTAGGGCTACGGGTTTTATGTCACCACCAGCACTAAAGCATTTGTTCCTAGATAACTATTGGCTTGCAATGGGTCACGCTTTAGAGAACGTGAACTACTTGCCAGATGTAATCCTTGAACATCTGCACTACACAAACGGCAAGGCAGCGCATGACGATAGATACGCAGCTGTGAATAATCCTGAAATGCACAACGGCGATCAGGCTATCTTTGCTGAATACCTAGCCACAGAATTTGCTAATGACGTTGAGAACGTAAAGGCTTGGTAATGATTACCAGACTTAGACCTAAGTGGTCTGATGCTGAACTAGCCAAAATCTACGCCACACCGCATGAACATCACCATTGGCACGATCACGTTATTAGAGTCCTTAAGACTTTGGAAATAGCAAAGACTATTGACGGCGTTAAAAGCGTAGCTGATCTATCTGCTGGTGATGCGTTCATTATCAACGGGCTAGAACTAGACAAGACTTACATTGGGGACTTTGCGCCCAAGTATGAGTTCACAGGTGCAATAGATAAGACTATTGAGCAGATACCTAACGTGGACTTGTTTATTTGTTCAGAAACTTTGGAGCATCTAGATAACCCTGTTGATGTGTTAAAGCAAATACGGGCAAAGACCAAATACCTTTTACTGACTACGCCACACGCAAAATGGGATGACGTAAATCAAGAACATTATTGGGCATGGGATAAAGACGGCGTTGCAGAACTACTTGCAGAAGCAGGATTTGAAACGATAAGTTTCGAGTTGCTAGAACTAGCTGATCAGTATTACTACGACTACCAGATTTGGGTTTGCAAATGAAAATACTTATTACAGGCCACAAGGGATTTGTTGGGCGCAACTTTGTTAAGGCTTTGCCAGATAGCGACATAACAGGGATTGACTTAAAAGACGGCAACGACTGCCGAGACTTCTTCAAAAGCAATACAGACCAGTTCGATCTAGTCATTCACTTAGCAGCCATTGTTGGTGGTCGTGCAACTATCGAGGGTGAGCCACTAAGCGTAGCCACAGACTTATCCATAGATGCGGAGTTCTTTAACTGGGTGCAAAAGACTAAGCCTAAGAACGTGGTCTACTTCTCTAGCTCGGCTGCTTACCCGATTGACTTGCAGAACTCACACCGCAGACACCGCCTAGCTGAATACGACTTGAATCTAGATGGCGTTAGGAATCCAGACCTAACTTATGGCTGGGCAAAACTTACCGGGGAATACCTAGCGCAGTTTGTAACTGACTCAAACGTGTTTGTCTTTAGACCTTTTAGTGGTTACGGATCAGACCAAGATGCTG